GGTCGGGATGTTTATCTCGCTCGTCACGCAATTGACCGTATTTCCACTTTACGGAATAAAAATTGCGTTTCACCAAAATCTGCAAATTCTGTTCATCTTCACGGTGATCAGTGTCGCGCGGCAATATGTGTTGCGGCGTGTGTTTAATCAAATCACCATTAAAAGGAGCAAGCACTATGTTCACTAATCATTCTGAAATGGTCACAGCTTTGAAGAAAAATCCCGGCCATATACACGCCGATCTTACTGCAATTAAAATTGATGTTTGGCACATGGGGTCGTGCATCGTAGGTGAAGCCGGTGAATTATTTCATGCTATCTGCGAACAAGATAATGAAAACATTATCGAAGAACTCGGTGATATTGAATTTTACCTCGAAGGATTGCGACAAGCACTTAACATCGAACGTAATGAAACACTTTGCGATCCTGACAACCATGACTTAGGTTTAATCGCTGACCTGCATTCAAATTCTTTGCCTTTCTCGGCAGCAAGCCTGTTTGATGTTTTGAAAAAACACATCATTTATGGTCAAGAATTGAACATGGTTGCGCTGTTGAGAGCACTGCTCGAATTTGAATCAGTCCTCGAAGGCATCCGTGACGATTTCAATATCACATGGGAGGAAACACTTGTGGCAAACCTCGACAAACTGAACAAGCGATACGCTGAAGGTAAATTCAGCGATGCGCAGGCACAAGCGCGCGCTGACAAATTGCAGGAGGCAGTGAACAATGCAACAGCCTAGCACCATCAAATGCCTAGACCACGGATTTGTTACGCTCCGTGGTCACATGGGCGGGGATGTCGATGTCGTGCGCGCGGCGCGAGTGTCCTATAACGAGGGTTGGAAAGCCGGAGAAGATGAAGGCTCCGACACCCGCCTGATCAAGTACCTCAAGAAAAACAAGCACCATACGCCGTTTGAAGCGGTCGTGCTGAAATTCGAGGTGAAAGCTCCAATCTTCGTATTTCGCCAGTGGCATCGCCATCGCACCTGGTCGTATAACGAATTGAGCGCGCGCTACCGCGAATTGCCGGAGGAATATTATGTGCCGGAATTACAGCACATCACGCCGCAATCTAAAAATAATAAGCAGGGGCGTGAAGCTGAAGGTTTCAATGATGCTCAGAAAAATAATATCAGAGATTTTATTGAATCCGCAAGTCGCTCGTCATTTACTGTTTATCACGCATTGCTCACCACCGGCCTTGCAAAAGAACTCGCGCGCACAGTGCTTCCAGTCAATACCTACAGTCACATGGAAGCAACGGTGAATCTGCTCAACCTGATGCGCTTTCTGTCGCTGCGCGATCATTCGCACGCGCAATATGAAATTCGCGTTTATGCTGAAGCAATGCGCGAATTGGCTAAAGCGGTTGCGCCGGTAAGCATGGCTGCATGGGAGGAATTTGGTGCTTAGTAAATTCTGCGGTAATTGCAACATTGAGAAAAAAATCGATGCTTTTCAATACCGACCAGATAATAAAAAAATTCGCAATATATGTCACTCTTGCCGACTCGAACAAATAAGAAAATGGCAAAATATAAATCGTGAACAAACTCGTACTAATCAAAGAAAATATATAACAAAACCATATGGGCGTGCAGTTTCGCTTTTTAATTCAGCAAAATCACGAGCCAAGAAAAGAGATGAAGATTTTAAATTGACCTTGGATGATGTGATAAAAGGAATAGAAATAGGCTACTGTCAAAAAACAGGAATTGAATTCGATTTAGAAATGGATATTCGCCACGAAATGAATACTACCGTAAATCCTTATGCTCCATCCATTGATAAAATAGACAGACATGGGATTTATGAACCGTCTAATGTTCAATATGTTTCCTATTGGTATAATATAGCTAGAAGTCAATTTTCTGAAGATTTTTTTCTAACCATGTGTAAAATATTTGTGAAAAATTCATCATGAATCTAAATGATGCCCTAGCTTATGATATTGAAACTTTTCCGAACTGTTTTAGTTTAGCAGCAGAAGGGCTAAACAATGGTTGGAATGCTGTTTGGGAAATCTCGCATTTCCGTGACGATCGCGTACAATTGTTCGAATTCCTACAACATTTATCGCGCTGTCAAATTCCGATGATCGGATTTAATTCATTGGCGTTTGACTATGTTGTAGTTCATTTTCTAATCGAAAATCCAAGTGCAACGGTCGAGCAGATATACGCAAAATCCCAAGAAATTTTCAACACACAGGCGCGCTTCGGTCAAATTATATGGGCCGACAAACGCTATATTCCTCAAATCGATTTATTCAAAATTTTTCACTTCGATAATAAGGCAAAATCGACCAGTTTAAAATATCTTCAGATGAATATGCGAACCGATTCGGTTGAAGATATGCCCATAGAGCACGGCACAGTGCTTACCAAAGAACAAATCGATACGCTGCTCATTCCATACAACATCCATGATGTGAAAGAAACCAAACGCTTTGCGTTGCACGCAATGGATGCGTTGAATTTCCGCGCCTCTCTAATCCCACAATTCGGCCCGGAAGTGATGAACTGGAACGATACGAAGATTGGCGAGCAAACTGTAATAAAACGCCTGGGTGATGAAATATGTTATGATTACAGCACTGGTCGTAAATCGATGCGTCAGACTCCGCGCATGCAGATCGCCCTGAAGGATATTATCTTCCCGTATATTCAGTTTCAGCGCCCGGAATTCCAGCACGTCCTGAATTATCTCAAGGCGCAGGTATTGAAAACCGACGAATTCGGGGAAGATACCTACATCAAAACAAAAGGTGTTTTCACCGATTTGAAAGCTCACCTTAATGGCGTAGATTTTTACTTCGGCACGGGCGGCATCCACGGCAGCGTTGAGCGCAGACGTGTCATAGCGACAGATGAATGGCTGATCCGTGACATCGACGTAGCAAGCATGTACCCTTCCATCGCCATCGTTAATAATCTAGCTCCGGCACACTTGGGAACCGCCTTTACGCAAGTCTATGCTGAACTTCCGAAAGAGCGCAAAAAATGGCAGAAAGAGAAGGGAAAAAAATGCCCGGAAGCCAATGCGCTCAAACTGGCGGCGAATGGTGTTTACGGCAAGAGCAACAGCCCTTATAGCGTTTTTTACGACCCGGCTTTTACCATATCGATAACAGTGAACGGCCAACTCATGTTGGCGATGTTGATTGAGCGTTTGATGACCGTGCCGAGTCTGACAATGTTGATGGCAAATACGGACGGATTGACCTACTACATTCACCGTGATTACGAGCCGCGGGCAGCGGCACTATGTAGGGAATGGGAAGTCCTGACCAAATTGACGCTTGAAAGTGTAAACTACGAAAGAATGTTTATAAGGGATTGCAACAACTATATTGCGGAATATGAAGAATGAAAATTACTCAAGAAATAGTAAATGAATTACTTTCTTATGATCGAGCAACAGGCACGCTGTATTGGAAAAAGAGAGATCAAAAATATTTTCCAACTTGGCAATCCTCACAATGTTGGAATGGTGCGTGGCCTGGAAAACCTGCGTTAAATGCCTTAGATAAAAAAGGTTACAGAGTTGGATCAATTTTTGATAAGGATTATAAAGCACACCGCATAATCTGGTTGATGCACTTCGGATATTTACCTGATCAGATAGATCACATCAACGGGATCAAAAGCGACAATCGCGTTGAAAATTTAAGAGAAGTCACCAATCATGAAAATCATAAAAACATGGGAGTTCAGAAAAACAGTAGGTCAGGTATCACAGGCGTTCATTGGCTGAAGCGTGAACAATTATATAGAGCAAAGATTAATGTGAGTGGAAAAGAGATCGTACTAGGTTACTTCAAGAATTTTGAAGAAGCGGTCAAGATAAGAAAACAAGCGGAAATTGAATACAAATTTCATCCTAATCATGGTGACAGGATTCGAAATGCTTAAATACAAAACTAAAGGGTGTTATAATACTCCTGATCCGCTAAATTGGGCCGGTTCAATATCAAACATGCAGCCTAGTGGCTGGCATCGTGATTGGTCTGCTGTAATTATTCCGAATGCAGCAGTGGCGCACATGGTTCACGGCTGCGACATCGAGCAATTCATTCGCATGTGTTTTAACCCCTACGATTTCATGCTTGGTATCAAAGTGCGCGCCGGCGATACGCTGATGCATAAGGGCAAGGCGCAGCAACGCCGTGGTACGCGCTACTATGTCAGCACGAACGGCTCTACCATGATTAAAATCGCCCCTGCGTTGGGAAAGATAGGTGATTTTAAGAAAGCCAACGGCGTGAGCGACATGGAATACCAACAGGTGATGAAGGAAACCGGTGGAGCATGGGACGTACGGGTATGCACCAAAAATAAGAGCAAATACGAATCGCGCGAAAGCTTCGTGCAGGCCGGCTATCTTGTCTCAATTTGCAACAATGTCAGAGACTTCCGTTTTGACAATATCAACTATGCTTGGTATATTCAGGAAGCAATGAAACTCGTCATATAGGAGATTAACCATGCGTTTCAAATTTGAAGGCAACCAGCAAGTTTGGATTGCAAAAAACGGGCATCCTGTAAAGATTGTCGCACGCACGGAATTCTTCAGTGAAAGACAGCCTCGCTACTGCGTCGAAAGCGAAACGCATATTCCAGGTAAAAATATGCACCAGGATTGGATTAACGAGGATCAGCTTACCCATATCGAGCCAGTCGTTGAGAAAGCGCCAGAAGCGCCCAAACCTGCAAAAGCAGGGAAACTACCGAGCGTGCGTAAGAATGGCTTTAAGGGGCGCAAGTAAAACTATCGTAGGCAGCATTATGCTCTACGATCTGCTTACGGGTTTCCACAGTATCTTTGCGGGAATATGAAATCGAATTGAACGATTCGCACACGATCTTTTGGGCGCTCGAATCAATCGCGGAGATTTTTGTCGGATTCATCTGGCACGCCGTTAGCAGCGTCAAACTTATCAGCGGCAGCTTTCCTAGCAGTCTTGGCTTTTTGCACGGCATTAAGTGCATTCTCCATGTTTTTTTTAATGATTTCAGCTTGTGCTACTTCAATCAAATCGCGCTGCTGTAAGTAATCGGTCAGACCACTTACAGCTTTGAGAAGCGCAATAATGACCGAAAGCCAAGCCATTTTTATTATTTAGCAGTCGATTTCTTCTGAACAACCGACCAGATACCGGTTCCGAGCGTGATAAGCGCGCCAATGCAAGCCTGCAAGGTTGCGTCATCAACATAACCTTTTGCAACGAGCACGCCGCCTACAGAGGCCAAGATCGTGCGAACGATACCACCAACTACTGAACTGTCCATAAAACTCCCCTTATGATTCGTTAGATGAAAGCCGTCCGTCCGACCGTACAAGAGGCAATTTTTCCATACCAATTTCGAACGGTAGTTCAATCGACTGAGGCCAAGAATACGCTAAAACCCGTGCGATGGCAAACGGTTTAATAGTCACAGCGTCACCTTGGTTTCCACCGAGCACCATCAAATTATTTGCCTGATCTTTTCCGACCAAAAAACCAACGTGACCTTTCCATCCATTCGGAGAATCGCGCCAGAATGTCACGATTGAGCCTACAGCGGGGCCGGAAAGTTTTTTACCCCAATTCTGATAGGATCGTGCGCCAGCACTGCGAGAAGACGTTATATTGCATTCCTCAAGCACGCCACCAACGAATGCAGCGCACCAGGCAGTTTCATCGTCCTTGATGCCGCCTTGCTTGATTTTTTCCCACCAGTCGAGAATCAGTTCATTGTTCTCTTTGCCCGGTACTTCTTTCGTACCGTGATATTTCATTGCAAGACTGAGCCACGCAGGTTGAGTCATCGATGTGTTTTCATGCGTCGATCGTTTTTTAAGGCAGCGATCACTTCGTGTTCGTGATTTTTAATTAGGCAAAAAAGATCAGAGCTTGCTGCTTTGTTTTCAGCTATGGCACATTCCAATCTTTGCCGACAATTGTTCGGAGCAAAGTAATCAACAACCTTGTGAAACCAACGTTTACTTAAATGTGATTGCGACACGAATCACCTCCTGCAAGCTAGTTAATGCTTTCGTATTAGCTTCGAGCGTGCTTCGATATAAATTTCGTTCTTCTTTTGCATCGATCAAAAGTGCTCTGACAAAATAAATCAGAGCTATGATTGCCAGTACAAGGACGGTCACGACCGGAGCTATTTCTAAGAGCGAGTTTACACCTTTTGAGGTAATGTTTGCAATACCGTCCATCGTATTTTACCACCACAAATGGTTAAGTCACCATAAACGTAACACAATATCTGGTAGAAAATCTACTGGAAATTTATAAATAACAGTATAAGATGTGATTGCTAATTTTTGTTGTTAGCTAATCAAAAAAGGAGAGATTTATGGCTGAACTTATTGTTGCGTTATGCCTTGCATTTTCCGCTACCACTGTTGCTCATGAAAATGATTTATTCGTAGGCCCGCCGGCAGTAGAAAAATTCTTTGATAAAGTGGAATACACTTATCCTGACTCGCCGCGTCGTTAAAAACCGACAATAAATTTAATACTTTTACTTGCTCCCCACCGGACATGTCGAAAGACCCCGGTGGGGTTTTTTATCACGGTTCCTCTGGTTCTACAGGTTGAGAAGTGTCAGGTCTTGAAAAAGCTTCACCCTCCCAGGTATCACCGATCGCGCCAGAAATTGTTTCGATAGCGGTATAACCTTCAGCTACGAAATATACTTGCGCACCCTGTGGTGGAACAATGACGTTTTCTACTTTCTTGGTTATATTGTTTACTATTGCTAAATGCATGGATTTCCTTCCTCAAGCGAAGACAGTTACACGAACACGGCCAGCACCGCCTGCGGCTGACGCACCGCCACCCCCACTAGGCTGAGTACCAGCAACAGTATTTGCGCCGCCGTTCCCGCCGAATTGAGAAGCACCGCCAGAGCCGCCGTTGCCGCCGCCACCCCCGCCGCCATAAACGGACGGTTTACCGTTGTTGTAAATACCACCAGAGCCGCCTTGGGGAGAGCCACCACCACCGCCGATGTAATATCCGCCAGTACCAGCTACAATGTTTGTAGAGCCGATACCTTCACCACCTTGACCGTTTACATCGTTATATTGTTGCCCTGCTGTGGGAGTTGATGCGACACCACCGCCTGCACCGCCCTCATTACCACCGCCGCCAGCGCCGCCATAAGCCACGCAGTGAGAGCCGAATGAAGTCGTACCGCCAGAGCCACCGTTGCTCCCGCCACTACCAGCACTTCCGCCCGCCCCAATAGTAACAGTTTCAGAAGAACCTAAGTCACTCAACATTTTCCAAACGTGTTTGTAAGAGCCGCCGCCGCCACCTGATGTAGTAGACGTGCCGCCGCCACCGCCGCCACCCCAACACTCAATGAGTACCATCGCGCCGGTATCAAAACCAGAAGGCTTGTTCCATGTACCGGAAGAATTAAAAGTTTGTCGATCGTTAGCGGAAGTATCGACATTGAGTGTCGAACCTGACATTGAGAGTCTTGTACCTAACGTTATCTCACCAACGTTACCAGAACCACGCCCTACTAATTTATTAGATGCTACAGTAACAGCAGTCGGCGGTGCGCTCAAACCCGTAGCATTTATCAATATGCTCTGCGCCGCTTGATTTGCCAAATCAGTTAAAGGAATCGTTGCTGCCGGCGTTTGCATTACGCCGCTGGAAACTTTGACATACCCCGTGCCTGTAGCACGTTTTATAACACGCCCACTTGTGCCTGAAAACAATATGATTTCATTATCAACCGATGAACCAGGCCCGGTAATACTACCGGTGATTTCTTTCCATACAGCGGCCCCCGTGCTTGCATCAACACAAAGATAACCGCGATCATTCGTCACATCTACCCATTTAGAGCCAACAGAATATCCATCAGCATCATCATCATTGATAGTCGGTGCAGTTGTCGCATCAACTTTATCTAAAATCAAACCTGCTGGCGTGTAGGTATTTGTGCTCGTGTTTATATAACCGACAATAATATCATCAGTACCATCGAATCTTTTCACAATCCAAGGATTCGAAGTTGTATCGATCCATTCAGTTCCAGCTTGTGCATATGAAGGGCGTGAGGTTCCGCTATGACCTGTAAGAAAATTTTCTTGTTCAGGAGTTAGCAAATCGTCAAGCAACTCATCACCTGACGGATCGCCGCTAAAATCAACTGGTGTTTGACTCATGAGATCACCCTTCCGTAACCAGCCGAGATATAGTCAAAAATACGATCAACATAACCCGCTGTCGTACCGTTATATATCTTGATCTGAAAACCCTCGTTATCCTTCGAAATAAACTCGACTTTATCATCTACCGCACCATTTTGCAATGTGATGTTCACCGCAGGATTATCGGGATTATCTTTGAAAGGTACTGCGTAAACAATTGTCGCGCCAGTGCTCGCGCTGCAAGCTACACCTGCATCTTTTTCGATTCTGTCAGGCATATCCACAATCACAGAAGCTTGGCTCACAAAGGCCGTTACCAGCGGGTTGTAAGATTCCAAGCGAAGGCGGAATTCGACATATTGAAAGATGTGTTTACCTACAATGAAAGGAATCCAACCCGGCCCCCAATCCATACCGTCCAAACTGGTACGAAATTCTAAGAAAACTGCCCAATCAGATGATTCCGTGCCACGAATGGATTCCGTGCCACGAATAGAAACTAGAGAACGAATCTTCGTTGATAGAGATTCATCATAAAATATACCACCTGCAATGATTGTAGAAGAAAGAACATTCTCATATACCTCACCTAAATCCAAAGGCTCAGGATCAAAATAATAATAACCGACTAGAGTTGGATCGGTAAGAATAATTCGATCCTCATCATCTATCTCAACATTGTCTTTCGTACCTACCCAAGTTGGGTCTTGCTGAAGCGTTTCAACAATATTTCCAAGCGCGCCATTATCTATCGAAATAATGATGCTCGCATTAATGCTTTCATTATTTAAAATATCGACAGCTTTAATCAAATAAGTACCAGATTGAATCGGTATCGTAATACGATTTGTCGTAATATCATCAGCAACAATTTGCGATGAAACCCATGTCACACCGGTAGTTGCGCGACTAAAACGAATCGTATAATGCGACAAATCAATATCCTGATTTGCAGTCCATTGAAATAAGCCGAGCGAATCACTTACGGTAAGATGAAAATCTTCAACATCATCAGGTTTTCCAAAAGCACCTTCATAGATAACATTGTTCAATTCCAGAGGTTGAGATAAAAGTTCCAAACCACCTGGACGTTGATAAAATACACGGAAATCATAAGGCATTCCGTCTTGTAAACCGGTGAGAATAATTTGCTCAGGCGTGCTGCTTAAAATATCTGGTCTAAAAAATTGAGTTGCACCAGTTGGTCGCGCGCGCACTACCGTTTGAACAGATGGTTCATTTTTATTTGTAAGCGAAATAATCATTCGAGTTGTATAAGAACCATCACTGTTTTTCAACATCACTGTCTCATCGGATTGAATTTCACCAGCCAAAATAGGAGGAAGTGGACGATAGAAATTCAACGGCAAAGTGATATTCGAATCAAACGGAGGAATTTCACCATCAACAGCATCGTAGCGTTCAGGCGCATAATTTACTGCTGTTACGCTCGCGCTATGATCCTTATTCATTCTAATTTCAGTAATAATTAATTCAAGCTCACGATCAAATTCTGTGAAAGCGCAAAGGCTATCGAGTGGCGGGGCGTTTGCAATAGGGATCGGTGTTGCAAACATAAATTCATTTGCATCACCTATTGTCGTAATTAAAGCGTGATAAGTGAATCCACTTGCGTCACCATGCCTGATTCGTACGCCAAAATTATCAACTGTCGGAATATTGACTAACTCATCGATGACGAAAGCAACAACTTCCGTAGGTGTATCAGGATCATCATAAATTAGTTCTTTGATGCGACCTTGACCGACACCAACAAGAATTACATCGTTCACGAATACGATTTTATCACCGCGATTGAAAGTTAGATTCTCAAAATCCATATTCCAATTGTGAATTTCCGGCTGTAATAAAACAGTCGCCATATAAAGGCGACCATAGAACCAGGCTAGATCGGCATTCGTGCAACTATCAAATTGAAGACGCTCATAAAGCGTAGCAGTTTCTTCATCATATCCGTCAGCATAAACAATACGCTCATCGACAATATAACCTTTGGCCGCATTGCGGAATTGCACGCGCAAAGCATGTGGAAGATCAGGGTATGTGATCGAACCATTGTAGCCCCAACTATTGCGCGGAGTTACCATGCCTTTAATATCAGGGCGATCATTATCAATAAGCACACCGTAAATACCGTTGATTTTATGCGGTGTTGCCATGCCTGAAGCAGCAATGTCATTTAATAGATCATCAATGCTTGTCGGCTGATCAACAATTCGATTGTAACTCAAATTATTTTCATCGCAGAAGATATGCCATTCTTGCAATTTTTCTAAATCGATTCGATCATCAGGCAGCGCTTTAATGAACGCAGTAGCTTGAAGCACGTAGCGATAAACACTCGCCGGGTTGGACGTAACAACATCATTTACCCACGTGTCGAGATCAGAATCGTAATCTTTCATCAACGTAGATACAATACAGTTATATCGATCAATCGTACCATTTAATTGATCGCTACCCAACATGCGTATGGCTGTGCCTGAGACATTTTCTTGATTTACAGGCTGTGAATAGCGAATCGAGCGAATAGCAGTTAAGGTAGCAACATCACGAATTTGATCACTGACACTATCATCAGTTAGACGTTTTACTTGAATATCGTATTGATCTCTTGTCGGGAATTTTAATGCTTTAGTAATTCGCAAAGATTGAGCAGTTGCATCTGTAACAGTCAGATTATTTCCTGCAATCGTTCCGGCTGCGACACCAATATTTAAACCAGTGCCACCATACGTGAAAGCAAAATCACCAGAATTTTTAATTATGCTTGGGATATAATTGCTACGTTCATCAATGAGATTGAAAACATCTCCATCACCAGCAGTAGTCGAAGTACTTTCTGTTCTTAGAGAACCGATACGAATGCAGTTTGCCGGCACAATAGGTGTAGAACCTTCGTCGTAGCTAACAGCACTGGCCACACCGTTCGAAATATTTAATACTAAAATTGCATATCCAATACGTTTACCTGCAACCGGATTCCAAGCAGTCGGGAAAGGCACGATGATGCTTTGTGAACCGTAACTTACATCTTCAGCTTTGTTTATCCAATCAGTTGTGCCGGTCAACGCATATCGAATTTCAAAACTAACAGTACGATTTTGCCTTTGTGCTTGATCATTATATTGCGTAAGACCACTGGCAAAAGTAATATCAACCTGAGCTTCATCTGCATTTGCTTGCGTGGTTCTGGTAATATATCCAGTCGCATTAGAAATTGTAACAGAATAACCGTCCTGCACGACATCATTGGAATAGAGAGGTGTGCCTGTATTTAAATCACCAGCCAATCGATCGACTATCTCAACACCATCATATTCACTTAGCGCAGTTTCACCAATTTTCCGATCTGAAATCTTCACATTTCCAAAACCATAAGTAAATAATTGGCGAACGAATTGCTTATTGTCCGATGTTTCAGTGTAAGGAAGTGCTGCTTGCGGCGGAAACATACGATTTACGCCAAGATTAACCGGAATTGGAGAATAACGGCTGATGCTGTTACTTGCGCCCTCGATAAACTGCGTAGTTGATTCTGTGGCACTAGGCTGTGCTTGCGGGCGCTGTTTAGGGACGCTCGATAGCATGGACGTGGCCAGGAAGCCTATTGCGCTTATACCAACTCGGACGATGCCCTGCGCGATAGCAAATTGCCCCGCTGTATAAGGCCCAACCGCTCCTACCATACCTGCGGCCAAAGTGGGAGCTAAACTAGCTACGATATAAGGCGCTGCAACAATTAAAGCGATGGATATTAAAGCGGCCAAAGGATTCTTTTTTCCACCGCCACCACCTGCTGCAACAGCGTTTATACCAACAAGCGTATGAGCCTTTGGTTTAATGGATTTCCACTGCGAGCGGGGAATAACTTGATCGCCGATATTGACGACAATTCGAATACCTGGAATATTCTTCTTAGGGAAAACGCACTCGACCATTTCTTCCAACGTTAAACCGTTGGGAACTTCGAGCGTCTTCCTATGAAGATGAAACGGTAGAAGTGATGCTTGTACGTTCTGCATATCTGTAAAAACCTTCTAGTCGTCTATCCCATTGGCCTTCTTTGTAATAATCAGTAAGGTAAACCCCACTTCCCCGCTCACAATGTATCATACGACCTGGCCTAACCACAATGCCGATGTGCATGGGATAACCATTCATACGAAAAACAGGTAAATCGAACGCTTGCTCCTTACCTTTTTCAATCAATTCCCAATTCACACGATTTGATAAAATCAAATCGGAAATTTTCAACTTATCCTTGGTGTTTTCATAATCGTCCATTATCGGTAATTCGATTCCCAATTCTTCTTTAAAAATAATGCACGCTAAACCCCAGCAATCAGCGCCTTGGCGCGACCGTCCGTGCTCTTTAAAAGGGATGCGGATATATTTATTTGTTTCCATCAGAAAAGACCGGGAAAATTAGCAGGTGTAAAACACCAGGATGGAAAAGGCTCAAGACCCCAATAATTCAGAGTCAGATCACCATCTACAGTCATTACGTCATATTTCACATTCGATAATTGAAAATTATTAAATTCAATCTCGATAGTGTCAGGATCACTTGCTAAAATGCACTGTATTTTTACACTCACAGGCTTTGTCACAGATCGCGCGACTTCTACAATACGTCGATCGGTATTCTGAATGGATATTTTTGCTGATACAGTACCGGTCTTATCATCACGAGGTAGCCAAATATCAAAAGGCATAAAAACAAAAACATTACCGTTGCTCTCAATACCGTAAATATCTTCACCTAATTCAACTCGACGTTCGAAAGGATCATCACATATATAAATCGGTTCTTCTAATTCATCGCTGTCAAGCGTGATCAACGTGACGAAAACTTCATCAGTCTCTTGGGCATAAGCAGCTTGTTTAAATGCGTTGGTGGTCAAGGCAGATACTCCAAATTAACTGCTACAGCCCACATCGTTTGATTTAAATCATAGCTCGGCCTGCTAGAAAAACGTGCGCGTTTTAACGAATCCGTGCGAGGATCGGTAAAATCAAAAACTAATGATTCGTTGTCGTCAAAAAATTCATCGAAATCTGCCAACTGATCGTCAGTAAGCATTAAACGTATTTGCACTTCGCGCACAGCAGCAGTTGAGCGTCGGCGCACTTTGGCAGGCCCAACGTCCATTGAAGAACGTATTGCCCGCTCAGGTGGCATTTCTTTATAGCTTTCTCTGGAAACAGGAACGGTTGCGGGCCAAACTGCCATAAATCACCTCGAAATCAACTGACGATTGTTAAAGGTATTCAATGCACGATTCGTTTCTGAACCTTGGCGTGAAACATTCTGCGATGTTGCTTGATCGATTATTACATCGATTTCAAGACCGCGCGAACTTTGACGTTGTTCGGTCGTTACCTTCGAATTGCCATAATTATTGACGTTGACAACTGCGATACCACCACCATTGCTGTTATCATTAGACGCGCGCACGCCAAGCGATCCATCAGGGCCGCGATGAAGCGGCATCACAGCTTCCGGCCCTTTTTCACCCATTTCACCAAATGATCCACCGTTGGCAAAAGTAAAAAGCGTCGGGCTTTTGACAATAGAGTTTGTAAATGCTCCACCTTTAGCAAATTCCATTACACCTGAATTATTAAAAGCATTACCTTTGGCGCTGAAAAGAAAATTACCGATGCTGCTCATGATGCTACTAAAGAATCCACCATCAGAGCCGCCACCACTTTTGAAAAGCCCGTCAAAAAGCATATCGACACCGGAATTTAAAATCTTGTCGAATATTTTATTAAGCACGTTGGTGACAGCGTTTCCAAAAGTCTCCCAAAGATTTTTACCTTCTATAAGACCTTGTTTCATGTCCTGAAAGAAACCACGTGCAGCATCCTTACCAAAATCATATGCTTCGTTTACGCGTTTGGCATTGACTTTAGCAGTTGCCATTCCCTGAGCAAGTTCTTCAATTTTTTCTTTTTGCTGTGGAGTAAGTTTAATGTTTTTTTGTTGTGCTTCATTCAGCAATTCGGTTTCATATTTTAAACGCGCAGCAGCTTCCGCTGACATACCTACAGCTTCGGCTTCTGCTTTAAGTGTTTGAATTTTGCGCTCCGCACCTTTTACCAATTCTTCCCAAGGGTCTTTCTTTTTATCACCTTCTTTACCTTGACCTAAACCAGATGCAAA